GCGGATGGGAGATGCAGGACGTTTTCATGACGACCCTTCCTCTGCCTGAGCGAGCGGCAGATAGCCGTGCCGCGTGAGCCCGGCGAGCGCCCGGCGGACCTGCGTGTGGGTGAGCTGGGTGGCCTGGCTGAGAGCTGGCACGTCGGGCAGGGCGCCGCTGGCGGGATCGGTCAGGCCCAGGACAGCGGCGAGGACCTTGACCATGTCACCGGGAAAGCGCGCCAGGTCGCCGCTGTGCACCAGCCTCTCCATCGCCGGCTCGATGCGCAGGACCTGGATCGCTGCGCTGCTGTGTCCGTTAGACGTCATCCTGCTTCTCCTCTCCTGCCTCCCTGACTACCGCGACCACCCGCCGCCACGCTGCCTGCACCGCCGGCCTGAGATGCGCCCAGCCCCACGACGCGTGCGGCATCCCCAGTGCGGCGTAAAACGCCTCGAAGGCGCGCTGGGCGAGCGTGTCGGGGTCGTGAGGCATGCTTACGGCTCCTCTGCTGTCTGCGCAAACAACTCCGCCTGCGCCGTCTCCCCGGTCCCGTCCGCCTCGATCAGCGCCTGCAGTGTCTTGACGATGGCGCGTTGCTGCGCCAGCTCGCGAATCGCCGTGCGCGACCGCAGCTGCCCGTGGGCCACCAGACGAGGGTAGAGACACACCCGCAGCGCCAGCTCGCGTCGCGCGCACGCCAGCTGGGCGCGTAGGGAGACGTCAGGCATGGCTAGGGCCTCCACAGGGTGACGTCCAGCGCCACCAGACCGATCCCCAGCGCCACGCCGCCCCAGGTGAGCATGAGGTCAGTCAGCATCGCCCCGCCCCGTCTGCCACGCCCGGCGCTCGGCTGCAGCACGCTCCGTGAGCGCCACGAACGTCACCACGCCCTCCCAGGCGCGCCGGATGCGCGTGGGGAGCGACCCCCAGCGGGGGTGCGGCTGGCCGGGCAGGAGCTGGCACCAGGCCTCGTAGGTGAGGCGCGGGAGCTCCGGCGGCAGATCCTGCATCTCCCCCCACATCGCCTCCCTCCTCAGTGCGGCAGGCACTCGAAAATCAGCAATTTGTTCCACTTCGTCATGCCGCACTGCCGCCAGCCGGCATATTTGAAACAGGCGCCAGGATTGGTGGAGCGAATCTTGCGCGGATTGACATACGTATAGAGGCGTTCGCCAGGCCAGCGCTGCCAGGCCAGGGTACAGGCTTCCACGATCAGCGTGCTACTCACGAGCGGCCCCTCGTTGCGAAACACGCTACAGCAAATCCCTGGGGCGCGGGCTTGCGCCTCTGGCACCACAAACTTGCGCCAGACCCACAGGGCGGTACAGTCCTGCGTCAGGAACAGGAGGTACTCACCCGGGCCGACGACGAAGGGCGTCGTGCGCCCATCGCGGTAGTGCCGGCACGAATAGTGCCGCTCATAGAGGGCGCGGGCGCGGGGGTCGCCGTCCCTGGCCGGATACCAGGCCTGCGTGCCCAGGGGTAAAAAGAGCTGCGTCGCGGTCACGGTCCTCTCCTCAGTGCGGCGCCCTGGACCCGCGCCGGCGCGTCCGCGGCGGCAGCGCGAGGATGGCGGCGCGGGGCGTGGGCGGGGGGGGCAGGGGCGTGGGCCGACTGCCCTTCACCTGGCAGACCAGCCAGGCATCCAGGTCACTCACGCGGTAACGCACCCGGTGCCCATACTGCACGTATGTCGGTCCCGTCCCCCGCCAGCGCCAATTGGCCAGCGTGCCCACCGCTACGCGTAGGTACTGCGCGGCTTCCGTCGGGGTCAGGATGGGCTTATCCATGCGGGGGCTCCTGGCCGTTGGGTGGCACGATGTCGAAGAACGTGGTAATCGGAACATCGAATACCCTGGCGAGGTCATACAAGACAGGAATAGGCACGATGTTCACCCCCAGTTCGTACATCGTGACCGTTGAGCGTGCCTTGCCGATTTTCTCTGCCAGTTGTGCTTGACTGAGACCGTGTTGTTTTCGCAGCTTTCGAATCAGCTCTCGCATGTAACCCCTCCGTCATTATAGCTGACACTATACCACGATCATATGTCAGGGAAAATGACTTTTTTTTGCACCCGCTGTTTCTCGTCCATTGGTATAATGCTAGTGTCATTTTGGATGACATAAGGCAGAGATGGATACCGATGAAGACGAACCGGAAAAGAGCGTCGAAGAAAGTTGAATCGCCATTTGGGGCGGTCATGCGTGAGCGTCGTGAGGCGTTAGGCATGAAGCAAGACGAATTGGCAACAGGCAGCGGCTATAACTCCAGGTCCTCTATTGCGAACATCGAACAGGGTAGCCAGATGCCTCCATGGGACAAAGCGGTGGCGATTGCTGATTATCTCCAGTTGCCGCTTGATGCGTTCAGGCAGGCTGACGTTGTTGCTGCACGCGACAAGTCCTTCATCATCATCGAAGTGAAAACAGCACGAAGGCTTGTCAATCACCTTAAGAAAATCCTGGATGATCTGAAAAAACGTATTGACGCCGCCCAGGTCTCCTAATCTCCCAGTGCCCGCTCCAGCGTCTCCCCCACCCGCTCCGCCGCCTGCGTTACCGGATCATGCACCAGGTGCGTATAGCGCGCCGTCGTCGCCTGATGGCTATGTCCGAGGAGTGCCCCGATCATCGGCAGGGAGTAGCCGAGTTCGCCCGCCGTCGTGGCATACGTATGCCGCAAATCGTAGAGCCGTACCCCCTCGAGCCCCGCTGCAGCACAGAGCCGGTACCACGGCCGGTGCGGATTGCTGAGCGGCCGGCCGTGGCGCCGGCCTGGCAGACAGTAGGGATGGCCGGGGACCTGCGCCAGCCGGCGTAAGACCCCGAGCGCTGGCGGGGGCAAGCGCAGCGGCTTCTCGCCCGTCTTGGAATCGGGCAGCAGCGCCAGGCCACGGCCCCAGTCGATCTGGGTCCAACGCAGCCCCAGGACCTCCGAGAGCCGTGCCCCCGTGAAGATCAGCAGCCGGATACAGGCCAGCACACTCGGCATCTCGGTCTGTGCCTCTTCTGCTTCCTTCAGCACCGTGCCCAGGCGTCCAAGTTCGTCGGCCGTGAGAAAGCGCTCCATCTTGCGTTCCTTATAGCGCTGCAGACGTGCCGTCGGATTGCTATGGAGAGGACACCACTCCCACGTCTCCGCCAGCCCGAACATAGTCGAGAGCAGCGCCAGCACCCGGTTGGCCGCGCCTGGCGTGGCCCGCATGCCGTGATGCAGATGGGCGATATCGGCACGTGTCACTTCCGTCACCAGACGAGATCCCAGCGCGGGCAGCACGTGCAGGCGCAGATTCGTGCGGTCCATGCGCACGCTGGAGGGCTTTTTCTTGGGCTCGGCATGCTCACTGAGATAGCGCTCCGCGAGATCCGCGACCGTTGGCGCCTGCCTCCGGTCCGCCTTCGCCTGCACCGGATCGGCGCCGTGCCGGATCTGGGCGAGATACTGCCTGGCCAGGTCTCTGGCCTGCTCGGGGGTGTAGAGTGTGCACGTCCCCAGCACGTAGGTCTTTTTGACGCCGCGCCTCCCAGGGACCGTGCGGTAGCCAATCACATAGGAGGTCTGGCCAGACGGGTAGACCCGCACCCCAAAGTTGGGGAGGTCACTATCCCAGGCGACGTAGGCGCCCTGCCTGGGCGCAAGCTGAGCGAGCACGGTCTTGGTGATTTTTGGCATGAGGCACCTCTACTCTAGGCGCGTGTGTCAGGCGCCGGGCCGTCTCTGTGGAGTAGCACAGAGGACACTTGCGGGGTTGCGCGGCCCACCCGGCTGCCCATCCTAGCATGCCTGGTTGCAAGACACCACTGAGACACCACCGTAGCGTGATGAGGCGTGACCTGGCGTGATGGTCCGAGATATCACCAGTGAGGAAACAGGCGGGTAAAATGAAGATACGTGATAGTCCGTGATGATCCGTGATAGACCTACAGGCGGACTGAAAATCCTCGTGTCGGCGGTTCAATTCCGTCCCTCGGCACCACTTACATCAACACGAAAACCGCAATACGCATGCAAGCATAGCTCAACTGAGACACCACTGAGACACCACCAGGGCAAGCGTCTAGGGGTGAGAGCTATAGCCACAATCGCGCAACAACTGTTGTTCGAGATCCTCGCCGATCAGCAGCGCCGTCTTGAGATCTTTCTCTGGATAGACTTTGAAATCACCGAGACGGCCCTGCGCATCGAAATACGCGACAAACGGTTGCGAGCCCGTATACCCACCGAAGCTGTTGCGGGCATTGACCGTCCCACAGACCAGACTTCCGTAGGGCGTGGTCGTATACGTGACCTGGCGCGAGGCAGGGTCCTTCAGAAGTCGCATCAAGACTGCATCAAGACGCTGTTGATAGTCGCTGGGAAGTGCCGCCTGGCGAATGGCCGTGAGCTTCGGCGCCAGTGCCAGCGTCCGCGCTTTCTCCTTGGCAAGCTGTTCCTCCAAGGCCGCCACACGTTCTTCACTCGCCGAGAGCGGGGTCGAACATGGCACTTGTCGTAGTCGCTGTCCACCTTTTCCGTCAGGGCATTGAAAGACATCCGCACTGGCCACGCCTGTGAGGCTCAGCAGTACGACAAGGGTCAGGGGCAAGAGGGGGGTACGCATAGGGCTCTCTTTCTCTGTGTGGGTGATTGTCGTCTCTTTCTCGTATCGGCACCGCCTTCCACCGTCTGTATCAGGCGAACGCTGATTCCCGTGTCGGTGTTTCCCTGACACGCGGGCACGGTGGGCGCGTGAGGGCGCCGCGCGGGCGCCCTGGGGGATGGTTAACCCCGCCGTTCCTGCCATTGCATATGCGCCTCTTCCTCATCAGCCAGGCGCGCTTCGAGTTCTTCCGGACTGGTCTCCTCCCAGCCATCCATGCTGCCGCGTCCGTCCTGAAACACGATGGGCTCATAGCCCACGGCAAACTGCGTGCCGTCGGTGCGTATCCACTGGGCTTCGTCGACCTCCCAGGCGGCAAGGGCTTGCCAGGGAAACTCGGTGAGGTAGACCGGCCCTATCGGCTGGCCATACATGATCTCACTCACGCGGTAACAGTCGTAGAATGCCGTGCACGTGGTGTCACAGTTGCGACAGGAAAAATGGACCTCGATCAATCGGCAATCCGCGCTGTCCTGATCAACCTGATCGAGGGTGCGGGTCTTACAGACTGGACAGAGGATATAGATATCGGCAAGTGTCAGTGGCATGGTACAGGCTCCTTCATGTATGGACAGGGGGAGACACGCTCCCCCTGTATGTGTATGTTATCGTTCTGGATGCCGGCTCGGGCAATACGACCCATCGGCGAGTTTTTTCGTACAAAAGAAGGTCCCCGGCGCCTTGGTACTCGCCTTCATCGGCCCGTGGTACAAGCATTTCGGCGGTTCGCCTGTGGTCGGCGTCTCCGTCGTCTGCGCCGGTGCACTGGTCTGGGCGCTTTTGCCGGTGCACGCCGCCGCCGGATAGCGCGCCAGCAGCGCGGCGAGGCGCGTGAGCAGGCGCTCTTCGTCGGTGTCGCGCAGCGTAACCTGCACGGCGTGGCCCTCGATCAGGAGGTGCGTGTTGGCGGACGCTGGGGCTTCGGGGAGGCGTGTTTGTGCAGCGGCCGTAGGCTGGACACAGGCGATAGAAGCCGTCAGGAGCTCGCTGGCGCGGCGATAAATCGCGAGGCTCAGACGGTGCTTGCACAACCCCTGGGTAGCGTGCTGGACGCCCATGCAGGTGCAGTGGCCATTACAGACGTACCAGGTCGCGCCATCCGAGGACAGCACCTGGCCATGCCGGCCGTCTTCGTCCATCCAGACATGGCGGTTCAAGACGAGCGCCGTGGCGCGCTGCACGTTGCCGTGCAGACTCTCCGGGAGCCTCGCCTGCGCCAGGTCGGAGACGTGTGTCACCGCCTCGCGCCAGGTCGTGATCTGTTTCTCCTCTTTCAGGGTCACTTCCATTATCGCAACTCCTCGAGCGCCACGAGCACCAGGCGGTGCATCTCCGAGCCCTCCAGAATGCCATAGTCAGCCAGCGTCCACGGCCGGCCTTCATCTTGCTTGAGTGTAATCGACTCTGCCACAAAACGCGCTTTGCGCTCTGGCGTGAGCCGTTGTGAGCGGTGGTAGGCCGCGCGGTGCAGGCGCTTCTGACGCTTCACATACGCGGGGTAATCGCCTATACTTTGCATGATCTTCTCCTGATACGTAGGGGTGAAGGTTCGAGGCGCGGTGCAGAACCTTGGTCGGGGAGCACCGCGCCTTTGTTATACTCTAATTGTCACAAAATTTTGTGAGATACGCAAGGGCCATTGGTGGTAAATTTTCACAATTTTTTGTAGAATTTGTCAGGCGACTCTTGTACAATTTTTTGAGAAAGGAGGTTGTCAATGCGAGACCCCAGTAGTCGCCCGATGCTGTCACGCCGCATGGAAACCGTCGTGATTATTCTCCTGCTCGCCATTGGCGCCAGTGTCGTCTTTGTGCTCATTAACGCTGGTCTCTACATTCATGAGGGGACCCGACAGCTCCAGCGTTCAGATATCAAGCTCGATACCATGTTGGAGCGCCACGCCAAAGTGATGAAAGATCACGAGCGCCACGAGCAAGAACAAGCCCGCGAGTCTATGCGGATTCAACTGTCGTTTGAGGCCATGCTGGAGCGCCAGAATCGCATCTGGCACGCACTCACCGAGCGCTAGGGAGGCGATGATGCATCTTGGTGTACGTGTACGGCAGGAGCGGGAGCGTCAGGGGCTGTCGAGGGAGGACCTCACGCAGCGCATGCCAGAAGACCTGCGTATGCACACGAATACGCTCTGGAACATCGAAGTCGGGCGCACCAAAAACCCGCGCATGGATCAACTGCAGGCGCTCGCGCAGGCGCTCGGTGTCTCGGTGCCATACCTGATGGGCGAGACCGACGCTCCGTCGCGTCGCCGCCGTACAGACGACGCAAGCGCGCAGTAGACACCCCTTGACACCTCACGCCGCGCGGGCCATCCTCTGTGGTGAGGAGGATGGCCATGGCGAAGCCCGCGCCCAGCGCGCTTTTTCCCACAATTTCCCACAGTAAAAAACGCGCGATGCTCCTGGCCTATGCCGAGACAGGACGCGTGCGGGAGGCCTGTCGCGCGGCACAGGTGGACCACAAACTCCATTATTATTGGCAGCGCACGGACCCCGCGTACGCGGCTGCCTACGAGGAAGCGCAGCGGATTGCTGGGGAACTCCTTGAAGAGGAAGCCATCCGGCGGGCACACGGCTGGGAAGAAACGCACTATACGCTCCACGGGACCCCCTACACGGTCACCAAACACAGCGATACCCTGCTGATCTTTCTCCTCAAGGGCGCCATGCCTGCCAAGTACGGCGATAAGGTGACCCACACCGGCAAAGACGGCGGTCCGATCGACGTGCGCGGCCTGGCCGATCTCCTCACCCACGCCCGCAATGGCAGCCATGCCCAGGACTAAAGCCCCGCAGCTGCCAGACCCTCTGGCGGCCTATCTGGAACTGCGCGCGCTCTGGCGCGACAGCCCGCTCCTCTACGTCCGGCAACGCTTTGGTGTCGAACCCTCGGCACAGCAGCGGCAGATTCTGGGTGCGATCCTCCCCCCAGGCGCGAAAGTGTCCGTGCGCTCGGGGCATCTCACCGGCAAATCGAGCAGTGCGAGCTGGATTATCTACTGGTTCCTCGAAACCCACGACTTTGCCAAAATCCCCTGCACGGCGCCCACCGCGCACCAGCTCGCCGACGTCCTCTGGGGCGAGCTCCGCAAGTGGCAGCGGGCGGCCGATGAGGCCAGCGCGCGCCGGGGTGATCCGCCGTATCTCTGGCTCTCCAACCTCTTTACGCTGAAGATGGATAGCCTCTACGATCCTGGGGCGCGCGACTGGG